ATTTCATGCTGTCAAATGTCCTAAAAAGGTAGCAATATTCTCAATATCTGCATTAAAATAATCAGTGGCTGTATCTTCATAATATGTAAGAATCGCAGAATCTGTATTATCTAATTCAGTATTTATATTAGGATCTAATATTGGTTGGAATCTGTAATGATATAATTGAGTTAAAGCATATGATGCTTCAAGAGACATATTTTTAGCTACTGATTCTTGACCGCCAAATGAAGCTATTTCAAATAAACTAAATAAAGTAGCAATAGAATCAAAAGCCAACACACTTTCAGGAGTAATAAGGTGCGCAACACGTAGATCTACCATATCAGGTAATCCTGGATCAAAACCTAATTCGCCAATACCTGTTCCAAGTGATAGTACACAACATCTAGTAGCAGTAGGTTTTATTATTTCTGCCAAAGTTCTACCAAATGATGCAGGGTTATTTTGATATACTCCACCATCTATATAAGTATGACTATTTAATGATAAAGCTGGTAAATAAATAGGAGCGGCAGCAGTTGCTAAAGCAACATTACTTACTAGTTCATTCTGGCCAATAAAGTCTGGATAATTAAGATTTGAAAATAATACATAAGTATTTGTATCAACTTCATAAGAAGGAATAATCACACTAGTTTGTAAATCTTGAAGAGTATTAGAACCAAATTCTGTTTGTAAAGTTGCTGTAAGTAATCCTGAACCATAATTAGGTGCGGTAGGGCCTGATGATTGATAAAATGGAATATCTGCAAGTATTAATGCAACTTTAGCTGCTAGATTAGGTCTTAATGAAGGAATAATTGAAGATAAACTAAAAATATAAGGACCTTGTACTGTAAAAAACGGAATAATTTCATCTATTGTTTTACCAAAAGCAAAAGCTAATCCCATAATGCCACCCACGGAAGTGCCAGTAATAACATCAAATCTTTGAGCAATTGTAGCAGGATCAATTCCCCACAATTGAACAAACTTTTTAAAAAAATTTAGAGAAAGATATCCTCTTTCTCCTCCTCCATCAAAAGATAAAACTCTTAATGTATTTGGATCACTCATTTAATTTTCCCAATTCCAATTTATATTTTGTAATTTTACTATAAGCTGATTATAAGGTAACACTTGTGGAACTTCCGGATCAGTGTAGGGAGTAGGAGGTCTAGGATACTTAACGACTTTTGGGTCAGCTTTCACAAGAGGAGGTCTATTCTGCTCATTAGGTGTATCTAAATAAGGTTTCCCGACCATAAGGCCAGTCCAAACTAAGTTATCACCTCTCCACTCCATTTGTTTATGCAAGTCTTTATGATTAAATGTAAAACCACTTTCATCACATTCACCCAGAGCATTAGGATTTTTTGGATCTATATTTACATATTTACTTTTCCAACGCGTAACCCAACTCATTAATTCTCTCCTCTAATACTTATGTTAGTGCCTTCTGAGTCTTCAGAGGTTGCAGTATTAAATGATTGCTCATATTTAGCTTCCATCATATCTGCAATATCAGGCTTAAATTTTAAAGCTAAATGCCAACTTAATCCCCAAACTAAAGCAGGATAAAATCTAGAAGGAATTTCTATTGTATTAGTATATAAACCAACATCTTGCATTAACTTCTTATAAGAATAAAATAGACAATTATATTGAGGTGACGGAGTAGGCCACAAGTTAAGAATAGGAGCAAAAGGTTGACGATCTAAGTAATAAACACTAGGACGACTTTGCAAATATTTATTGGGATAAGTATTATACTCATATTTACTTACGTCAGATATAACAAAATCAAAGGTATTATTATTGAAATAGATTTCTTGAATATCTAAAGTGTTACCTCCAAATTCTCTTATCCTATAAACTCTTGCGTTAACTGGAGCGGGTACATCAAACCATACATTAACCCCAAATAAAAAAGTCTGAGGATCGATATTAAACAATAAAGTCCAGTTTATATTATCATTAGAATATTCAACGGCTAATGTATAAGTTTCTTCGGTATTTGCTGTAATGCCAACAAAAGTAATTTGCTGCGAATTACCAACTCCAAAATCCCAAGAGATACATGCTGTTAATGGATTGCCGTCAAACGCATTAGCAGCAATACCTCCTGCACTAGAAGCAGCAGTACCATTATCAGTAAAAGATTGGCGAGTTGAAGTTCTAAGATTGGCCTGAATAATATTGCTGACTGTGTTAGGTAAGGTATATTGCCTTTGTCCGGTTACAAGTGGAAGATACGCCATTCGTAATGTCCACAGATTAATAGTTTTATCCATCCAGTCAAGAAGTAGAAAATTTATACTTCTTCTAGCAGAATCTAGTTTCAAGGGTTCAACAAATTCCCCTATAATCCCTATACGTTCATAGGCTTCCCTGATAAGTATTTCAACTTCTACAGACTGAAAATTGTAAGTTCCTGAAGTAGCAGGCATTGAATTATACTCATCAAATTATTTTTTATGTTTAAAGCTTTTTAATGTCTCAGCTAAGATTGCTCTTTTTCTGGTTAAAGGATTTTTAGAATGTTCAGCTTTTTCTAATTTTTTCTCAGGGATCTTTTTGCCTTCAGGAACACCTAAAGCTTTATGTAATGCACCTGGATGTTTTACTGCTCCCGCGATCCATTTACCTGATTCTTTATTCATCATGTCCTTTTTAGATCTACCCATATAAAACCATTTTAATTGGATTATTTTGACTAAGTAATCATAGTAGTAACTTTACTACTATGATTACTTAAATAATTATTTAAGCCCCAGTTGCACCAAAAAGACCACGAGAGTTAGAAACACCAAATGAATAACGTTCAGTAGCTTTCGCCATAACATTGTCAGTTGGATAATCCACGTAGGTATCAGTTTCAACAGGAGTTCTTTGAAAATGTTTTAATCCGTCTGGAGCATCAGTAATAATAAACCAGTTAGAAGTGGAAGTTAAAAACTGATTAATTTTATAACCTTCAGGAATATAGTCATTATGATATAAAGCATTTATATCATTATTAGCTACATCAACACGAAAATTGCTATTTAGAAGACGTGATGCCGCAAATTGTAGTTCACGAGGTAATATCAGTTTCTTAGCCATAGTTTGAGACAAAATTCCACTTTGCATTGGAAATTGTTGAATCAAAATAATAGCTTGTTCTACCCCTGCTTCACTAAAATCGACCCCAGCTAATGTATTTGAAAATACTCCACCATCGATAGGATGAAGAGTAGAGCAAACTGGTTGACCGTCCCCGATAGGATAAGTTCCACTAAATGCATTATTCAATACGTTAGCTCCTAGAATATTTTTAGTAATTCTTAAAGAGTTACGTAATGAAACTGCTTGTTGTGGGAATTGACTTTGATAAAGATTATCTTCAACAGCTTCTTTAGTAATAGTAAAGGAAAGTCCAACTCTTTTATGAATATAGTTCGTTACAATCCTTTGTCCCATTGTATCAGTAGCAATAGGTTGTCCTTCTGGCTTAATATCAGCAGCGCCAAGATATTTCATCTCGACTTCTATTTCCTGATATTTATCAGATTGGTAAGTTTTAAATATCTCTGTCCATTGTTCAGGATATGTTGGATATTGCCCAAAAACAGCCTTTAAACCAGGGCGTAATAATTGAGCTATTTGTCCGGTATTAATCATAGTTTATATCTCCTTCATTAATTCTGGGCTGCGCCAAATATTGTTCCTGGTGTACCAGCTTTCCATACGTGATTATTTAACATAACCATAACATTCAAAAATGGTGTATTTGCTAATGTATAAACACCAGCAAACTCAACAGGATTTAATCGCGCAATATTATTAGGATTACGAGTATAACCAACAGCTTTTAAAGGAAGTGTTGCTAATGTTTTATTATAATCATGAGTTAAATCTCCACCAGTTGGTGTCGCAACATCTAAATAAAATGCTGATTGACCGGTTAAAGTACTTCCAGTAGCGGGATTATCTGCATAACCAATTGCATTACCATTAGCTTGTATAGTCCCAAAATTACCGCCACCACCAATATTTAAAGCAAAATTACTACCAAAACTACCAGCTAAAGTTACCTGATTATTAGCACC